TAACTGGAGAGTTACAAAGACGTGTTTACGATTAGGTAGTAGAATAGTAGGTAAGTGTATGATGGGATCAACATCAAACGCTTTGGATAAAGGAGGTAGTAATTTTAAAAAACTATATAATGCATCAGACGTCACTAAGCGAAATAGAAATGGCCAAACAAAGTCTGGTTTATACTCTTTGTTTATCCCAATGGAATGGAACTACGAAGGTTTTATTGACGAGCACGGCTTTCCAGTTTTCACTACTCCTGATATCGATATATTCGCCCCAGATGGTGAATTAATAGATGTAGGTGTAATAGATAATTGGCAAAACGAAGCAGACGGTTTAAAATCAGATCACGATGCCTTAAATGAATTCTACAGACAGTTTCCAAGAACGACAGAACATGCATTTAGAGATGAGGCTAAGAACTCTATATTTAATCTTGTTAAGATATATGAGCAAATAGATTACAACGAGGAGATGTCTAGAACATTAGGTGTTACAACTGGTAATTTTCAATGGGTAAATGGTATAAAAGATTCTCAAGTAATTTTTTATCCAGATCCAAAAGGTAGATTTAAAGTTAGTTGGACACCACCGTCTCACTTACAAAACAAAATAATAATAAAGAACGGTATAAGATATCCAGCAAATGAACATATGGGAGCTTTCGGTTGTGACTCCTATGATATATCAGGAACTGTAGATGGCAGAGGATCAAATGGAGCTTTACATGGATTAACTAAGTTCTCAATGGAAGACGCTCCGTCTAGTTCGTTCTTTTTAGAGTATATAGCTAGACCACAAACAGCTGAGATATTTTTTGAAGATGTTTTAATGGCATTAGTATTTTATGGAATGCCATTATTATGTGAAAATAATAAACCTAGATTACTTTACTATTTGAGGCGAAGAGGTTATAGAGGGTTTAGTATGAACAGACCAGATAAATTATGGAATAAACTATCTGTAACAGAAAAGGAAATTGGGGGTATACCTAATTCTAGTGAGGATATAAAACAAGCTCACGCCGCAGCGATTGAAATGTATATACAGGATTACGTTGGACACCTAGGAGATGGAGACTATGGAAATGTTTATTTTAATAGAACATTAAATGATTGGAGTAGATTTGATATAAATAATAGAACTAAACATGATGCTTCTATAAGCTCTGGATTAGCTATAATGGCTTGTAATAGACATTTATATAGACCGAATGCGAAGATTGAAAAACCAAAACTGAATATAAATATTGCCAAATATTCAAACAAAGGCAGTGTTTCTAAAATAATTAAAGAATAATATGAGGCAGTTCCCAAGTCAAGTAGTTAGCGATGTAGAAAAGATAAGTTTTGAGTATGGATTAAAAATCGCTCAAGCTATAGAATCTGAATGGTTTGATAAAGATAACTACTCTAGTAGATATCTTAATAATATAAATAACTTTCATAACTTAAGATTATATGCTAGAGGAGAACAATCTATTCAAAAATATAAAGATGAATTATCTATTAATGGTGATTTGTCTTACCTTAATTTAGATTGGAAACCTGTTCCAATTATATCTAAGTTTGTAGATATTGTTGTTAATGGTATCGCAGAAAGAACATATGATGTTAAAGCATATTCACAAGATCCGTTTGGCGTAAGTAAGAGAACGCAGTATATGGAGAAAGTGCAGCAAGACATGAGGACTAAAGAACTAAAGCAATTTGTTCTAGAGAACTTTGGAATGGATTTATTTAATGGCGATTCGTCATTATTACCAGACTCACAAGAAGAATTAGATTTACACATGCAGCTTAATTACAAACAAGCTGTAGAGATAGCAGAAGAGCAAGCAATAAATGTTCTATTAGAAGGAAGTAGATATGAATTAATTAAAAAGAGGTTTTATTACGACTTAACCGTTCTTGGTATAGGCGCGGTGAAAACCTCTTTTAATACTTCTGAAGGTGTAGTTATCGATTATGTTGATCCAGCTAAATTAGTTTACTCACACACTGACTCACCTTACTTTGAAGATATATATTATGTTGGTGAAGTAAAATCAATTCCAATAAACGAGTTAATTAAACAATTCCCACACCTAACCCAAGAAGATTTAGAAGAAATAATTAAAGGTGGTGGTATCCGCGACTTCAATAAAAGAAGTGCAGATAATAATACTGTTCAAGTACTATACTTTAATTATAAAACCTACATGAGTGAGGTTTACAAGCTAAAAGAAACTGCTAGTGGTGCTGAAAAAGCTATAGAAAAAGATGATTCATTTGATCCGCCTCAAGATATGGATTCTAATTTTACTAAAGAATCTAGAAAAATTGAATGTTTATATGATGGCGCTATAGTTTTAGGTACAAAGAAATTACTCAAGTGGGAGATGGCAAAGAATATGATGCGTCCTAAAAGCGATTTTACTAAAGTAAAAATGAATTACGCTATATGTGCGCCAAGAATGTATGAAGGTAGAATTGATTCGTTAGTTAATCGCATAACCGGTTTCGCAGATATGATTCAACTAACTCATTTAAAGATTCAGCAAGTAATGTCTAGAATGACACCTGATGGAGTTTATCTAGACGCTGATGGTTTGGCTGAAATTGATTTAGGTAATGGAACAAACTATAGTCCACAAGAAGCTTTAAACATGTTCTTCCAAACTGGTTCTATTATTGGTAGGAGTTTAACTTCTGAAGGAGATATGAATCCTGGGAAAGTTCCTATACAAGAGATCTCAAGTGGGTCGGGTGGTCAAAAATTACAATCTTTAATTGGTAATTACAATTACTATCTTCAAATGATAAGAGATGTGACTGGACTTAACGAAGCTAGGGATGCTGCTAATCCAGATCCAAAATCATTAGTTGGTGTTCAGAAAATGGCAGCAGCTAATTCTAATACGGCTACTAGACATATCTTACAAGGTGGATTGTTTTTAACCTCTGAAGTTTGTGGATGTCTATCTTTAAGAATATCTGATATTATAGAATACTCACCAACTAAAGAAGCATTTATACAGTCTATTGGAGCTCATAACGTAGCGACATTAACTGAGATGAGTCAATTACATTTATATGACTTTGGTATATTTATCGAATTAACCCCAGATGAAGAGGAAAAAGCAATGCTTGAGAATAACATACAAGTAGCTTTGTCACAAATGAATATCGAACTAGAGGATGCTATTGATCTTAGAGAGATTAAAAATATAAAACTTGCTAATCAATTATTAAAGATTAGAAGAAAAAAGAAAATAGCAAGAGACCAGCAAATACAACAAGAGAACATGCAAGCTCAAGCGCAGGCTAATATTCAACAACAACAGGCGTCGGCTGAATTGGAAATGCAAAAACAACAAGCTGTTGCTAGTACATCTATATCTATTGAAGAAGCTAGATCTCAATTCAAGATAGACAACCTAATAAAAGAAGCAGAGATAAAGAAACAATTGATGGAGTTAGAATTCCAATACAACATGCAATTAAGGGGAATTGATGCAAATCAAAAATATCAAGGAGAAAACGAGAAAGAGGATCGTAAAGATAAAAGAACAAAGATACAAGCAACTCAACAAAGCGAGTTAATTGATCAAAGAAATAACAACAAACCACCTAAAAACTTTGAGTCAACAGGTAATGATATATTAGGAGGTATTGATTTATCGAGCTTTGGACCTAGGTAGGAAACAATTTTATTAATTTTATAATATTTTATTATGGCAAAAAAGAAAAAAGAAGAGGTAGTAGAAAAGGCTACCGAGGAACTTAAAGTAAACGAACCTAAAGGAGACGTTACTAAAGTTCAAGCAAAAATGAAAATGGAACCTGAAGATTTAAGTCAAGAGACTATCACTAAGGTTAATTTAGATAAACCAATAGAGAAAACTGATTCTACAGTAGAAGAACCAACTGCAGTTGTTGAAGAGGTAGTTGAAGAAATTGTTGAACCAGTAGACGAGGATACTGAAACTCCTATTGTTGAAGAGATAACTAATGAAGTAGATCAACAAGAAACTGAAGAAGTAGCAGACATTGTAGGACAAGCTTTAACAGAATCTATGGAAAGCGGAGAACCATTACCAGACAATATCCAGAAGTTAATGACTTTTATGGAGGAAACTGGAGGTGATTTAAACGACTATGTTACACTTAACCAAGACTACTCTGAATTAGATAATCAAACTTTATTAAAAGAATATTACAAATCTACTAAACCTCACTTAACAGGTGACGAAATTGATTTCGTTATGGAAGATACGTTTTCGTATGACGAAGATGTTGACGAGGAAAGAGATATTAAAAGAAAAAAATTAGCTATGAAGGAGCAAGTTGCTCAAGCAAAGCTACACTTGGACAGTGTAAAATCCAAATACTATGAAGACATCAAAGCTGGCTCTAAACTCACAAATGAGCAACAAGAGGCAATTGATTTCTTCAGCAAACACAACGAGGAATCAGAAAGAGATTATGAATTAAGTAAGAAACAATCTGATGTATTTGCGGATAAAACTAACAAAGTTTTCAATGATAAATTCAAAGGTTTTGAATATAATGTTGGAGACAAAAAGTTTAGATTTAACGTTAAAGACACGATTAAACTGAAAGAAACTCAAGGCGACATTAATAACTTTATCAAAAAGTTTTTGACTAAAGACAATATAATGAAAGACGCTGCGGGCTATCATAAAGGACTTTTTACTGCAATGAATTCTGACGCGATTGCTAACCATTTTTACGAACAAGGAAAAGCTGATGCTTTAAAAGAAAGTATCTCAAAGTCTAAAAATATAAGCATGGACCCTAGACAAGCTCATGTCGAAAACATGAACACTAGTGGGTTAAAAGTTCGAGCATTAAATAACGACGATCAACCTGATTTCAAGTTTAAAATTAAAAATAAATAATAAATTTAAAAAAACAAAATTATGGCAATTACACCCGGAGGTAGTTTAAATAGTGTTCCAGCTCCAATACAGCAGGCACTATCTTCAAACTATTTCGATTTTACGTCTACAGCCGGAGAAGGCTGGGCGCAACAATATTTACCAGATCTAATGGAAAAAGAAGCTGAGGTATTTGGTCCTAGGACTATATCTGGTTTTCTTTCACAAGTTGGAGCTGAAGAATCTATGAGTGCTGACCAAGTTGTTTGGTCGGAACAAGGTAGATTACACTTATCATATACAGGTAATGTTAGTTCCGCTTCTGCTGGTGCTGCACTTTACACTGGTGGTTCTGCTACTGTAGCTCAGTTTACAATTACAGCTAACATTGATGCGAACGCTACTTATACAGCAGAGTCTCATGGTATCCGAGTGAATGATACTATTATACTATCTAATGTTAATGGTGTTTATAAATGTATCGTATCGGTTGTAGCGGCTGATGTTATCGATGTTGAACCTTATGATGGTTCTGTTATCGCGCTACTTACTACAGCTAATGCAACTACTGTATTAGTATATGGTTCTGAATACGGAAAAGGTGACAGCTATAGAGCTGCTGCTGGTGGTTCAACTGCCACTAACACAAGAGGTGCTAACGAACCATCTTTCAAAAGTTTTACTAACAAACCAATCATTATTAAAGATTACTACGAAGTATCAGGTTCTGATACAGCTAGAATCGGTTGGGTTGAAGTTGCTTCTGAAGATGGACAAAGTGGATACTTATGGTATTTAAAAGCTGAAGCTGATACTAGAGCTCGTTTTAATGACTACTTAGAAATGGCAATGTTAGAGGGAGAACTTGGTGTAGCCGGTTCTACTGAGATTGATGGTGCTGATATTATCTCTGGTACATCTGCTGGAAATGCGGTTGGTACTGAAGGTTTATTTGCAGCTGTTGAATCAAGAGGTAATGTTACTACTGGTATCACTGGTGTTAACGCTGCTACTGATTTAGCTGAATTTGATGCTATCTTAGCTGAGTTTGACTCTCAAGGTGCTATTGAAGAGAATATGATGTTTTTGAATAGAGGTACATCTCTTGCGATCGATGACATGTTAGCTTCTATGAATTCTTATGGGGCTGGTGGTACTTCTTATGGAGTGTTTAACAACTCAGAAGATATGGCACTTAATTTAGGTTTCTCTGGTTTCAGACGTGGATCTTACGATTTCTACAAGTCAGATTTCAGATACTTAAACGATAAAGCTACAAGAGGTGGTATTAACGCTGCTTCTGCTGCTAACGCAATCAGAGGTATAATTATACCAGCTGGTACATCTACAGTTTACGATCAAATGTTAGGGAAAAACTTAAAACGTCCATTTTTACACGTACGTTATAGAGCTTCTCAAACTGATGATAGACGAATGAAAACTTGGGTTACTGGTTCTGTTGGAGCTGCTACGTCTGCTTTAGATGCAATGCAAATCCATATGTTATCAGAAAGATGTTTAATTACACAAGGTGCTAATAATTTCATGATGTTGAAATAAGCACAACTATTTTAAAGAGGGTGGAGCTTAGTCTCCACTCCCTTTATTTTTATTAATTTATATTATATTATATTATGGCAAAAAAACAAAAAACAAAAGAAGTTATAGAAGAAACTGTAACTGAACAAGAAGTTATGGAGGTTTTAGAAGCTCCACAGGTTGTAGAGCAACCACAAGCAAGAGAAAGAGTAGTACCATCTAATGAGTGGGAAATTAAAGATAGAATATACTACTTAAGTAGTAAAAGAAAACCAATATCTTATATGGTTAGATCTTCTAATATATTCTGGTTCGATCAAGAAAAAGGATACGAACGTGAGTTGAAATATTGTGAAAATCAACAAACTTCATTCGTGGACGAAATGAAAGGTGATCAAAGATTATCTCATATCATATTTAGAGACGGTAGTTTATTTGTACCAAAAGAAAAAACAGTTTTGCAAAAACTTTTGAGTTTATATCATCCACATAAAGATAATATTTGGAAGGAATATAAACCAGCTCAATTAGCTGCAGAAGAAATAGATGTATTAGAATTACAAGTTGATGCTTTGGTAGCAGCAAAATCCATTGACATTGACATGGCAGAGGCTATTATGCGTGTTGAGGTTGGTTCTAAAGTATCAGGTTTGAGTTCTAAGGAACTTAGACGTGATTTGCTTATATTTGCTAAGAATAACCCTAAATTGTTCTTAGAACTTGCAGATGATGAAAATGTAATGCTAAGAAACTTTGGTATTAGAGCTGTTGAAGATGGTATTTTAAGATTATCTTCTGATCAAAGGAATTTCCTTTGGGGTTCTAACGGAAGAAAGTTAATGGTAATACCATTTGACGAGCATCCATATACTGCTTTAGCACATTGGTTTAAAACTGA